TCCAGCCAGCAATCCTCAGCTTCAAAACAGGCTCATCCTTCCAGTTGTTTTCAGGCTGCGTGCCGAGATGCGCCACAAGTGCATTGATCTGATCTGCAGGGATTTCAATTGTGCCGCTGTGATCAGGGCTGCGCTCTGATTTTTTTTCTTGAGCAGGGAACAGGCTGAAAGATGCGTTGAGTTCAGTCATTGTCAATTGATTGGTGTGATGTTGTTGGATTCTTCCCAGGCAAGCACGTCTGCGAGTTTGTATCGCGTCCGCGCCGCACCACTTTCTAAACCGAAGCGTGGTACCTGATAGAACCTAGGGCCTCGATCCTTGCGACGCCAGCCTTTGATGGTTGCAGGTGCCAGGCAGTATCGATCAGCAAGCTGTTCAGTGGTCAAATAGGGGACATTGTCATCATGCATCATTTTACTTTGTCCTCTTTGTCGAGAAGCATTTGTGTCAGTTGCTGATGTTCAGCATCAGTCAAATCACCGGCAGCATGACGCACGGTAAGACGCTCTGCAAGCTGCCCGATTGCTTCAAGGGTCTTTGCGTTAGCGATTGCCTTAGCGCCAGCCTTGGCGGCTTGAGACTCCAATGCAGATTGCACGGTGGCAGGTTTTGCCGTAACTGAATCTTTTTTAAGTTGTGGTTTGGGTTGATCAAGATTAGCTGCAGCGCCTGCGTCTTCAAGCTCTTGCTTGGCCCACAATTCCGAACCTAAGCTGAAGTGAAACGCTGCGGAAGCACAAAGCGCCCTTCGATGCGTATCGGTTAAGACTCGCGCTGAGACCTTGTCAAACGGGATCGGGTTGTTGCGATTGTCCATGCACGGAAACGGAAAGCGGCTGGTTTGCTTACCGTCGGCGTCTGTGAAATAGCCAAGAACGTAACCAGTACCATCAGGCGCTTTGTGAACAATTTGGCCTTCTGCCGTTGGCTCAAGGTGAAAGTCAACGCCAGGCGCGTGCTCATGTAAAAGCTGCGCGATCCTTGCCCAAGCAACGTAAGAAGCCGAAAAGCTGCCGCTGCCTTTTTTGTAAACATCATCTTTCTTGATGATGCCAGCAAGATTTGGAAAAGTCATCAGAAATCCTCAGGGGTGATGTCGTCGTTGTAAGCCCAAAGCGGAAGGCTCAGCCTTGTTATCTCGTGCGAATAACCAGGCCAGTGGTCAAGCTCGCGGCATCTGGCGATACGGCGCAAATCACGTTGGACTAGCTTGCCACCTTCCATCAAGGCTTCACCGTCTAGCTCGTAAACGCCGACGGCATATGGGTAGGTTTTCTCAACAGCAATGAAGACGAATCGCTCAGCCTCAAGGCCATTTAGATAGTGACGAGCTTGGGCGTGATAGCGGAAGTTAGCGACCGATTTAGCGAACCCTTTCGGGCTGGCGTCTTGTGTCGTCTTGAGATCTACCACGATGCCATCAGGCCGGAGCCAGTCTGGGCGGCATTTGCACCGCAATCCGCTGTCCTTGTCATCCCACCAGAACGATTGCTCTGGCGCACCTTGCGAGAGAAGGTCACCGGCAATGGGGTGATCGTAAACAGCCTCTGAAATGGCTGCTGCTGCATCCCAATCGGTTTGAGTGATGGCCTCGATGCCATCAGCCTTCATCTGTGCCGCTGCTTCCTTGCCGACCTTGGTGTTGCGTGGAGGGCAGACACCGTAACGCTTGAAAAGCTCGTCAGGCTCAAGAACAGCGGTGTGGACAAGGCTGCCGAATTGCATTGCAGAGGTTTGAATGCTTGGCGGTCGATTTGGTGCTAGGTAACGGGCATAGTAGTGCGCGGGTGATTTGCTGATGGCGTGGAGGTGAGAAGCGCTTACTGCTGGGTCGGCGTGGTAGTCAGCGTTATTCATTGCTGTTCGTCATAAAAGCATGATTGAGGCCCATACCTATGGGCGATTTCGGGAAAGGCAGAGAAGATGCGTCGGCGGTTTTCGCTGTCTGCAAAAATGCCAGCTTGTGCAAGGAATCGGGTGAAGCTGCCGCCAAAACGCTCAGCAGCTAAGAGCGTGTAATGCTCCTGTTCAGGCGAAAGGGTGGTTGATGACATGATGCAAGGGTGGAGAGGTGAGCAGAGCTGCTCAGGGAGCAGGATAACAGAAGGTTCGCAAGGTGTAAAGTTTGAGAAGGGATAGTGCTGCTGACAGGGGTGGCAGCGGCACGAGTCCCATTACTTAAGGTCAATTGGGCTTGAAGACAGCTCTAGCTGTGAGACCTGGTAACAGGCTCCGCCTTCAGTCTTAACGATGTAATGCGGAAGCATTCCCTTTGTTTCAGCAAAGCCGATCACTTCTGCGTGCTGATTTCGCGGCCAAGACCGAACATAAACACGAGAGCCTTTTTTGAACTTGTGATTATTCATCAATTGTTACGGGCAGAGTTGTTTGAGGCGGTTCGGCGCTTATTTCAAGCCACTGAACTTGGTTCCAGTAAGGGAGCCATTCGCGTGCGGCTTTTTGCTTTGCTTCGATAAAGCTTTCAGCCCAGACGCATTCAAACACATTTGCGTGCAATATCTCGAAGTAGTACCTTTTCATGCGAATCCTCTGTTGGTGCGCTTGCTGGCCGATGATCGCTGATTATTGCTGCGACTGTCAGCGTTGGAATTAGAAACAAAAGCAGGCGAAGTAGGCGTTGAGTCATGAATTAAAAAACGATGTAGCTGCGTGAAATTGGCCGATAACCAGTGAAGCGCTTGGCCAAAGGTGAACCCCGAGGCATACACAAAAGCAATAACAGTGGCAATTGTGCGGACGATGGATTCAATCTGACTTCCTAGTTGTTGGTCTGATGGGATGGTGAGTTTCATTTGAGGGGTGGCAGCTGGGGTGCGGGCTTTTTGTATTTTGGCGGAAGTGGCGGCAAGCTTTCGCCTGGGAGGACAGGGCGCTGCTTGCGAATGATTGATGTCATAGCTTGTGGGGTGGTGCAGGCCGAACCTGCATGACCACACCCTAAGCCCTGCTCCGCCGTGCGTCAACTCAGTTGCCCTTGGATGCCGCGTGCCTTCCGCACTCGTGTCTCAAAGAACCCATCCAGATCTGGATGCAACGCCAACAAATCGCGTGCCATCAGTGAGCTGTAGTTGTTGTTGATCTTCAGCCCTAGGTCGCAAGTTGTTAGCGCCGTCTCCCATCGCAAGACGTGAAACACGGCATCAGCTGACCAGCGGTTAAACCCACGAGCCTTTGCTTTTAGGCACAGCCGATAGCAGGCATCAAGTAATCCAGGGTTTTCTTCTTTGCATTTGAGCCAACCCTGCTGCAGCTTGTCGGCGTGCGGCGGCAGGTTGATTTCTGGTCGTGGTGCAAACAGTGGCAAATCGGTGATAGTCATTGCTGTAAGTTAGATTGTTTTGCGAATCAGGCACTTGCCGCGCTTGTCTGACCGTGCGGCTTCCCAACCATTGCGAGCCGGTAAGCCTCGCTTTGCAATGAATGAGGGAGATAAAGCGCAGCTCAAAGAGCGCGACTTCTCAAAGCCCATGCGCTGTGCAGCCTCTGCGATGAAGACGGTTTCCCATTCAGACTCAGAAGCAAGCAGCTCGGTTTGTTCACGCGACTGTTCTGGTTCTGGCTTTAACATTGGCTCGGCATCAGCAATAGGCACTTCAATCGGCTGCTCAATCGGCAGCTTCCACCAGCCAGTGCCGTTCTTACAGAAGGTGAACTGAGCTGTTTTGTGTTCTTTGCCTTTTGGCAATTCTTCAACGCCAAGCTCATCCATCAACTGTCTAGTGCTGATGTGTTGAGCCTTGGCTGCAAGCTCTCGCGCTTCGTCGCTCAGTTTGAGCGCTGACAGCGCTTCTTGCACAACCGTGCGTTGGCGACCAGCTTCGGATTTGTTGCGCTTGCGATCCTGAACTTCCTTGCGCGTTGGTGGATCACCAGCAGCGCAACGCTCCAGCGCCCACTGCCGCACCTCTTCCGGTGTGGCATCAGCCGACAGCAGAAAGAGAGTTGTCGCGTCGGTAATGCCGTTCAAATGTGGAGCATGCTCCACATTTACCCACTGAGCAGCCTTCACCAGCTTCGCCGCGTAACTGGGCTTCAGCCCGCAAGCCTGCTCAACCCATGGCAGGTACTCGCCGTGAGCCAGGCGCTCTTGCGCTTCGATCAGCAGATTGCCTGCTTCAAGCACCTTCACCACAGCCTGGCCAAGGCCAAACGTGATGAAGCCAGCAGCTGACTCAGCCCAGTCCCGCTGAACAGGATCAGCGATCAATTCATAGTCGAACTCAACAAGCGGTGGCGCTTCGCTCACCACCTCGACAACACGAAGCTCCGTCATGCCGCCATCTCCTGCTGACCGAGTTGTGTCTGTGCCCAAAGCACAAACTCGTTGTAGGTCATGACTGCCAAAAGCTTGTCGTTAAGCTTCCGACGCTTTTGCTCCATCTGATGACGCACTGTGTCAAAGGCATCCTTCACAGCGCCTTCCCCGTCATACAAAACAAGGGTTGGCAGGTCGTACCAAGCTTCAATGTTGTGCAGAAGGGCCGTGAGGTTGTCATCAGCACTTAGCTGCCGATTGCGCCACTTCACCTCGATATAGAAACCGCGATCAAGAGGCTCATCGTCAAACGCGGCAACTTTGAAGTCAACGCGGGATTGCTTGGACTTGCCCCACCCAATAAACGGAGCGGTGAACTGGGTCAGGTATTTAATGCCAAGGCGAGACAAGACGTTCTCAACGCTGTCTTCACCGATCCGCCCAGCGGTGTGAGGCGTCAGCCGCCCACCCTGTGAGAGGTCATCAAAGTTCAGCGGCGCTGCAAGCTTGTTAGGTGTCTTGGGTTCGGCACTAGCCATCACCTGGGCGTTGGGCAGTGCCAATTGCTCAGAGTCAATCTTGCCTTTCACCTGACTAAGCATGTGCAGGTGAGCGACCTTGGCTGCAGTCAGCGGATTCTGCTTGTAGCGGTAGGCCGGCATCAAGCTTTTGAACTGCCGAGCAGGAAGGCCCATCTTTTCAAGGTCACCCAAGAAAAGGTCAAAAGCCTCAGGACAACCCTCTGAGTGCGCTTCGTCTTCCATAGCGCACAATTCACCTACCCAGATGGTTTCGTTCTGAATCAAGCCTTGAAGAGCGGGTAGCCCTCGATTCTTAAGGCGGCGTTTCCAAGGCAACGCCATGACACCGTAACGCTCAGTGTTGAACAGTTCAATCTGCATAGGGAGTAAAGAACCCCAAGGGTCCCAGCCACCTTGTTCCTGTCGAGCAAAAGCAAGATGATGGTATCACCAGCAGTTAGGGGTCGATCCCTGCTGGCGGGAGCATGAATAGAGAGCCGCGCCAACGGCTCTCTGCTCCTGGTGAACAGATGTTAGCTAAAAAAGTCAACTCAGTGCCATCACGCCGATCAGCGCACCTGGCGGTTCAGATCCAACGCAGTACCGTTTCTCCGCATTGATCGTCACGACAATGCAATCATCAACCAGCAATCCACCCTGCACCAACCCGTCAAGTGTTGAACGCACGCACTTGTCAATATCGTTCCGCTTCACGATGCAATGCTTTGGCGCACTGTCGCGCAAATCACCATTGGTCTTGAAGTGACCCTTCGGGCGACAGAACCGAAACACGATGCTAACCGCGCAAGCGCCGGTGATCTGCTCTGTCGCGCCTTCAGCTTCTGCTGCTACTGCTGCACGCCATGGCTTGACGCGCTTGCTTGCTTCGATCATCCGGCCACCGCCAACGTGACGCTTGCTTCCTTGCGGTGCTGGCTCTAAACCGTTGACAGACAGCTGAATCATGGCATTGTGGCGTGCCTCCCATTTTCTCCATGGATCGCAAAGCCTTGCTCGAGGCCCTGCAGGATGACCTCAAAGTCACCCGTAATTCACGCGACATGATTGCAGCTCAAATCGCTGCAGAAGAATCAGCCTATTGGGATGATGGTGTTGAGCCTTGGTTGCGAAAAGGCCAAGAATCAGTAATCACATCTGCGGCTAATTCTGTGATGTGTTCGCATGAAAAGTTAATGAAGGCTTGGTTTGATTCCGTAAACTGACCTACGGCCAAAAAAAAGCGACGGTTGCACCCGCCGCTCCATCCCTTTTCAACCACCGCAAATTTAACATGCCATCCAAAGTATCCGCCAGCGGATTTGCCGCGATTCCATACAAGCTCATGGATCAGGCTGACGCGCCGACATGGGCGGTTTATGCCGTGCTGCATCGCCATGGCTGGAACTCTGATCAAGGCTGCTGGGTCTCGATAAAAACGATTCACGACGAGACCGGCATCAGTCAATCCGTGATCAGGCGTTCTCTTGCGTGGTTACGCGAAACCGGATGGATCAGCTCCATCGAAAGACCAGGCTTCACGACGGTTCATCACGTCAAAACTGATGCGCCGACACCCCTTACAAATTTGACCCCTGTCAAAAACGATAGGGGTAACCCCTTACAAAAACGACAGGGGACCCCTATCAAAAACGTAAGGGGACCCCTATCAAAAACGACAGACGAACAAGAACCCATTAACAAGAACCCAAGAACAAGAACCCAAGGGGCGCAAGCGCCGAAAAAGGATCCAAACCGACTTAAAGCCTTGCCTTCGGCGTCGATCCCGTTTGAGCTGGATGACTGCGCTGAGTTGCTGATCGAGTTCTGGTCCGTTAAAAAGGGCACGCGCTCTTCACAGGTTCTGACGCGCGTCTGCAACAAGCTCAAGCAGATGACACCAGCTCAACGCCAGGATGCCCTAGAACGCGCCATTGCCTCTGGTTGGGGTGATGTATTCATCCCAAGGCCCAACGCCTCTCAGAGCGCCTCACAGGCCCCTGAGATGAAGCATCCCGCTCATCGTGTCTTCACAGCAGAAAACGGCTTCAACGAACCCTCCTCAAACCCCATCCTTGACCGCCTCATCAAATGACCGCCAGCGCCTTTGACCTCGCCTCTGTTCGCCAAACCCTTCGGCACATGCTTCACAACCAACTGTTAACTCTTGAAAACCTTGACGAACCTTCACCTGGATTTAATGACAACCTTCACGTTGATCCGCGAATCTTTCCCAAGGGTTACCACGGCGTACGGTTTCAAAACTTGCTCCGCAACCCTCAAGATCTAACCCCTGAAGATTTCTAAAATGCAACCCCTCACCATCCGTCAAGAGCCTGTCGCTCAATCCCTCTCCGATACCCTTGACCTCGCCAAAGCTCAAGCTCGCGCCATCCTCGACAATGCCATCGAAGATCAACAACCGTTCCCTGCAGATCTGTTATCATCTTTCAACAACGATCTCTGCCGAATTCAAGGCGCTTTAGAATCAGCCTCATGCGTGAAATCAAACTCAGACTTGACGAATCAGAAATCAGCTTTCTAGATAAAATCGCTCAAGAAAACAACACAACTCGCTCTGACATCATCAGGCGCAATCTTCGCAACCGCCTCACTCCATCTGCTGTTCGTACAGTTACCAACGCCATTCGTCAACGTGTCACCGCTCCGCTAACTCAGCACCAAGCTGAGCATGTAGCAGCTGTCGCAATCTCCTCTCTTTTAAGTGCTACACCCTGATCTCTACCCTTCAAACATCCGAATTTCGGATATTTCAGAAACCCTCGATGATTACTACACTGCCCTCTACCATCAACTAAATAACCCACACCGTCCACCGGAAACCTATACTAAAAACAAAGCGCCTTTTTCACTACCCTATGAAGCCTCGACGCCGCCACTACAAGCTCAATGCTGAAGTCATTGAAAAGGTGCGCGTCCTCGCAGAATATGGCGCAGCATTAGAACATATCGCCCCCGCAGTAGGCGTCAGCTACGACGCTCTTTGCATGTGGGTTCGTAATGCAAAAGGCAATGATCCGACAGAAGAAGAAATCCAGCTTTTACAAGCTCTCAATGAAGGTCGCGCTAAAGGTGCTCATAGATTTATCAATCTCATTACTCAATCTGCTGAAAACGGTGATCCAAAATCCGCTCAATGGATGCTCACTCACTCCCCGGCTTATCGTCGTCAATACTCAGATAATGCAGCCGTAACCCGTGCTCGCTGTGAAGGCGTCGAAGCTGCTGTAAACGCAATCTCAGAAGCTAACCTCACACCAGAGCAAGAGCGTGACATCCTCTTGCGTATTCAGGCCAAAACTGGTCAGGATCTCGTGGATGCGGAAGACTAGCCCTGCATTAGCAAGAATCGCTGAACTGCAAGTTGACGTTGTAGGGCGTAATGCAAACTTTGATCTGGATGGCACATTAGAGCGAATTCGCGCTGACCTGCATCCTGGCCAGTTGGCTTTCGTTGATGACAACACTACCGAGATCATCGGCGTCTCTGCTGGTTACGGTGCAGGCAAGACCAGGGGCTTAGCGGCAAAAAGTGTGATATTAGCCGCAGCCAATCAAGGTTTCATCGGCGCAGTCATGGAGCCCACTGGCCCATTGATTAGGGATATTTGGCAAACCGACTTTGACAACTTCCTTGACCACTACGGCATTCCATACACCTTCAGAGCGTCTCCACTGCCTGAATATGTTTTGCACCTGCCTGGTGGCGACACCAAAATCCTGTGCCGATCGTTTGAGAACTGGTCAAGGATCATCGGCCTGAACTTGGCTTGGGTGTTAGCTGATGAGATTGATACGGTGATCCCATCAATCGCTCATAAGGCGTTTCCAAAAATCCTTGGCCGTCTTCGCAGCGGGAATGTTCGGCAGTTTGGCGCGGCATCTACGCCAGAGGGCTTTCGCTGGATGTATGACACGTTTGGCAGCGATGAAGCGCTTGCGCGACCAGATCGCAAGCTGATCAAGATGAAGACAGTGGATAACCCACATTTGCCGCCAGACTTCATTGAACGCCTTGAGGCTAACTATGATCCAAGCTTGCTAAAGGCTTACCTTAACGGCGAGTTTGTAAACCTAAACACGGGTCAGGTTTACGACCGCTTTGATCGTGTCAAGCACGTTGCAAGCGTTAAGGATGACGGCGAGCAGCCATTACGGATTGGGATTGATTTTAACATCGGCAACATGAATGCCGCCATTGCTATCCGCGACAAAAGCAGGCTATTGTTTTTTGATGAGGTTTCCAAGGCTCATGACACTGATTCGCTCGCGCAGGAAATCCGCAGGCGATACCCTCAACGAAAGATCTACGTTTACCCTGATGCATCAGGTGGAGCACGATCGACAAATGCTTCTCGGACCGACATCCAGATCCTTGAAGGCTACGGGATGTCAAACCAATCACCGAAGGCTAACCCTCCCGTGCGCGATCGGGTGGCTGCTGTCCAGGCGTTGCTAGAGAACGGCAAAGGTGAGATTAGGTTGCAGATTGACCCGAAATGCAAAAAGCTGATCGAATGCTTAGAGCTGCAGAGTTACAGCGAGAAAGGTGAGCCGGACAAAGAAGGCGGTTACGACCATATGAATGATGCTGCTTCCTATCTGGTGTGGGGTGAGTTCAACCCGCTGCAGGCTGGTGCTGGGCGAGGTACTGGGGTGAGGATTTACTGAGCCAGCTGGCAAACCTGCACACCATGGCGCAGGAGGGCGGATCTCGTGTATAGTTAAGGAGTCAGGGGGAGACCCCACCACACACACAGACAAATGACCCTGATCGAAACCACCAACAACGGCACCTTCTTCACCCTTACCACTGAAAAGGGCAACACTGTTGAAGTCAGCACAGCTCTTGGTCACGTCATGGTTTTCATTCAGCGCAAAGGCATGAAGCAGCTGGCAAAAGGTCGCCGCTTTGCTTCTATCGCTGCAGCCGCTGAGGCTTACAAGGCGGCCGATGTTAAGTCCGCTCTTTACGCACTGGCAGAAGCTTGAGCCCCTGCCGGGGAGCCTGCAATACAACAGCGGCGCTGCCGTAAATACAGGGCACGTTGTGGCGTGATCGATACCCCGGCAACCAATCAAGCAACCTGCACAAGCATGGCTGAGCAGGGCGCACCATGACCCATAATTAGTTCAAGCCCGAGAGGGCACCACACACAGACACATGATCAGCAACAACATCCACACTCTCTACCAAATCAACAAAGGCGGCATCAAGACCGCTTGCGTTGAATTTGTTGAGTTCGATGGCAGCGACAATCTCAAGGTTGCCACTTACAAGCTCAAAGGCGTTGACGGCCGCTTCTCTCTTTTGCCACATGGCAAGCCTCAGTGGGTCAACCGTGAAGTTGCCCGCGCTATGTACAAATCCGTTAAAGAAGCTGGCTATCAGACCATCGCCTGACCTTCCATCCGGCCCCTTCGGGGGCTTTTTTAATGCGTGCCTAAAATAGAATCACTGCAAGACAGCGCCGCATAGGGTGTGGATATACTGAATCAGTAGCTGCTTCGGTATCATGGCACGCGGCAAAGGAAGATCCGGTCGCCGCTATGTGCGTGATGCAAAGGGCAGGTTTGCATCTAAAGGATTTTCAGGGCAAACTGGTGGTCGTGGTGCAAGGCTGAAAAGCGCAGGCAAAAAACGCGAAGGCGGTGGCGAAAAAACTAAAATAACCGCAACATCATCCAAAGGCACATTAAAAGCTAAGCCGCGATCTGCAGGCCAGAAATATGCAGCGCGGATACAAGCTGGTAAAGATTTGAAACGTTCACAATCAGTGGCTGAACAGAAAAAATTTCTTGCCCAAACACAGAAGAGGTTAGACGCCGCACCATTGGCGCAAAGTAGCGCAAGGCAAGCTGCAACAGACCGCTTAAAAATTAAAACGGCGACAAGACGTAAACTCAAGACTGATCGCAGCTCTGTAATTCCTGCAAAATCTGCAGGGCCTAAAACGATGAAGGCCAGTCGCGTTAGTTCAACCGTTGCCAAGCCGCGGACTAAAGGCAATTCACCAGCGCAAGTGGCCAGTCGTGTCAAGCGCAAAAACGCAGCGAATGAAGCAGGCTTAAGGCAAATGACTCGCTATGGAAACTTACCTAATCCAAGCACATACAATCGTGCAATTAAGAGAGCTAATACGTTAAAGCGTGCAGATGCTTATCTCAAGACCGGCAAGCTACCTGGACGCGACAACTCAATTAAGGCTAAACGCGAACGGA